GTTCGATCAACAAACCATCACTCTAACCAATTCAACAGTAAATTGGAATAGTCTCGCAGATCGTCCTGGTACTTCTGCATATGCTGCAGCAAGAAATTCAAGATTTGACGAAGTTCACGTTGTAGTATTCGACGACAACGGTTCTATCACTGGAAACGCTGGTACAATTCTTGAGAAGCATACATCACTTTCAAAAGCAACTGATTCTGAGTTTTCTGTAGGAAGTCCTTCTTACTGGAGAAAGTATCTATCAGAAAATTCTTCATATATCTTTGCTGGTGGAGCTCCTTCTGGAATCACCACAACTTCTAACTTTGGTTCATCATTCACTCTAGTATCCGATACCTCTTGGGACCAGGCAACTTCTGGAATCACATTTGGTGCATCTGGTGCAGCGACTTATACTCTTGCAAATGGACTTAACTACGAAGGGAAAGTTGGTTTAACAACCGCTGGTGGTCTAACATCAACACTTTCAGATCTGTCTACTGGTTATAGTTTATTTGAAAATACTGAAGAGTATGATGTAGATTTCCTACTCATGGGTTCTGCAGGTTATGATAAAGAAATTGCACAGGCTCTAGCAAGTAAGTTAATCAGTGTTGCTGATTTGAGAAAGGATGCTATTGCATTCATCTCACCATACAGAGGAGGTCTCTTAACTGAGTCATCCACAGATTCATACACACTGAAGGATGCAGCAACTATTACTGATAACTTAGTCAGTTACTATTCAGCGATTCCATCGTCGTCTTATGCAGTATTCGATAGCGGATACAAGTATATGTACGATAGATTTTCTAATACTTTCAGATATGTTCCACTGAACGGAGACATCGCTGGTCTGTGTGCTAGAAATGATACCGTTAACTTCCCATGGTTCTCACCAGCAGGAACAACTAGAGGTGCTATCCTAAATGCAGTAAAACTTGCATATAATCCAACAAAAGCACAAAGAGATCGTTTGTATTCAGAGAGAATCAACCCTGTTGTATTCTCCCCTGGTTCTGGAATCATCTTGTTCGGTGATAAGACTGGACTTGCTAAGGCATCTGCATTCGACAGAATCAACGTTCGTAGATTGTTTGTCTACATTGAAGATGCTATTCAGGCAGCAGCAAAAGATGTAATGTTTGAATTCAATGATCCTCTAACTAGAAGTGGATTCATCAATACTGTTGAACCATTCCTAAGAGATGTTCAGGCGAAGAGAGGAATTCAAGATTTCCGTGTTATTTGTGATGAAACTAACAACACAGCAGCAGTGATTGATAGTAATGAATTTGTTGCTGATATTTACATCAAACCAAATAGATCAATTAACTTCATTGGACTGACTTTCGTGGCCACCAGAACTGGTGTGTCATTTGAAGAAGTAATTGGTAACGTTTAATTCAAAAGAGGTAAAATCCAATGACAACTTTACGTACAATTACAGGATTTAAATCCGCACTTGCTGGGGGCGGCGCTAGACCCAATCTATTTGAAGTTTCAATTCCTTCATTCCCAACTGCTGCTGGGACTAGCACCTGGTCAACAACTGGTGATGCTAATGAAGCTGGTTTGTTTAAGTTCTTATGCAAAGCTGCTGCATTACCAGCATCCAACGTTGCTCCAGTAGACGTTCCTTTTAGAGGACGTATTCTAAAAGTTGCTGGCGAAAGAACGTTTGATACCTGGACAGTTACAGTTATTAACGATGAAAACTTCAAGATTAGAACTGCTTTTGAAAAGTGGATGAACGGAATCAGCAAGTTGGATAACGCAACTGGTGCTTCCAATCCTTCTTCCTATATGGCGGATGCATTTGTCTATCAACTTGGTAGAGGTGCTGGAACAATTGAATCTACAACAAACAGCACTAGTGCAAATGGAACTAATGTTCAAGCACTAAGAACATACAAGTTCTTTGATATTTTCCCAACCAATATCTCCCAGATTGATCTTTCATATGATACCACAGATACTCTTGAAGAGTATACTGTTGAATTCCAAGTTCAATACTGGACTGCTGGTGCTTCATCTAATGGCGAAACAACTGACGTTACTATTAGTTGATAAATAGTCAATAACAGTTAAAACAATTATAAAATGGCGAAACTTTTTGGGTTTTCTATTGATGCATCAGAAGAAAAGTCCAAGTCAATAATATCCCCCGTCCCCCCTAACAACGAGGACGGGGTTGATAATTTTATTGCTAGTGGATTTTATGGGCAGTATGTAGATATTGAAGGTGTCTATAGAACAGAACATGATCTAATTAAAAGATATCGTGAAATGGCGTTACACCCTGAGTGTGATAACGCCATTGAAGATGTTGTTAATGAAGCAATTATTAGTGACCTATATGATTCACCAGTTGAAATTGAATTATCAAATTTGAATGCTAGTGATAAAATAAAAAATATTATAAGAAACGAATTTAGATATCTCAAAGAACTTTTAGACTTCGATAAGAAGTCGCACGAAATTTTTAGAAATTGGTATGTTGATGGAAGACTATATTATCACAAAGTAATTGACCTCAAGAAACCAGAAAGAGGAATTCAAGAACTGAGATATATCGACCCCATGAAAATGAGGTTTGTTCGTCAAGAAAAGAAAACTCCAAAGAATCAACAAATTGATTTAGGTAGAGTTGACGAAAACAGCAAAACATTTTATCCAGAAATTGAAGAATACTTCATCTATACCCCAAAACCAAATTATCCATTAGGAATGGTATCTGGTTCTGGTGGACAAAAAGGAGTCAGAATTGCTAAGGATGCAATCACTTATTGCACTTCTGGATTAGTTGATAGAAATAAGGGAACTGTTCTTTCATATCTCCATAAGGCAATTAAGTCTCTCAATCAACTCAGAATGATTGAGGATTCTTTGGTCATTTATCGTTTGTCCAGAGCACCAGAGCGTAGAATTTTCTATATTGACGTTGGTAATCTTCCCAAAGTAAAAGCGGAACAATATCTACGTGATGTAATGTCTCGTTATAGAAATAAGCTAGTCTATAACGCAGATACTGGTGAAGTTCGTGATGATCGTAAATTTATGTCCATGCTTGAAGACTTCTGGTTACCTAGAAGAGAAGGTGGTCGTGGTACAGAAATCACCACACTTCCTGGTGGACAAAACTTAGGTGAACTTGCTGATATTGAATATTTCCAAAAGAAACTTTATAGAGCACTCGGAGTTCCAGAGTCCAGAATTGCGAATGATGGTGGATTTAATCTTGGAAGGTCTTCGGAAATTCTAAGAGATGAACTCAAATTTACTAAGTTTGTTGGACGCTTAAGAAAGAGATTTGCTCAGATTTTCAACGATATGTTGAAGACTCAGTTAATTCTAAAAAATATTGTTACCCCAGAAGACTGGGAATACATGTCGGATCATATTCAATATGACTTCATGTATGATAACCAATTTGCAGAACTAAAAGAATCTGAGTTGTTGAATGAAAGACTAGGATTAGTTGCAACAATGGAACCATATATCGGTAAGTATTTCTCTGTCGATTATGTTCGCAGAAAAGTATTGAAGCAAACCGATAGTGATATTATTGAAATTGATGCTCAGATTGAAAAAGAAATTGCAGATGGTATTATTCCAGATCCAAGTTCAGTGGACCCAATAACTGGAGAACCTTTACCATCTGGTGGAGGTGAAGGAGATGTTTTAGGTGATGTGCCTATGGAACCAGACTTGGAAGCAGCGTCAGAAGTTACTGACGCTCAGGTTCAAAACGACACCAAAAAGGCGGAAATATAAATAAAATATACTGTTATATAAAATTTTTATGGAAAGCATTGTAGATTTGATTGCGACGGATTCTTCTGCTTCAGAAATTACTGATAAAATTAAAGAAGTTTTATTCAGCAAAGCATCTGAAAAAATAGAAGCAATTCGTCCGCAAGTTTCAGATTCTATGTTTGATTTTGAAGCAGAATCAGAGACGGAGGAGTGATGTCTAGAACTTTACTTTTAGCAGATGAAATAAATTTGCCCACATCAACAGGTACTGCAACTAGTTTTTCTAGTGCAACCGTTGTTCGTCTTGTTAACGATTCTTCTAGTGCTGCTTTAGTGACTGTTGTCGAAACTCAAAGTGGAACTGGCGTTGGTTCTATGACCATGCCTGGAAACACAGTAGAGTATCTCGAAAAGCAAGCATCGTATTGTGTTTTTGCTAGTTCCGCTGATGTAAAAGGCGCAAAAGTAGGATTTACCGGATAAAAAAATGAAATTAATCACAGAAGAAGTTACAAGCGTACAGTTTATCACTGAAGGCAAGGGAAGTTGTAAGAAGTGCTACATTGAAGGTGTTTTCCTTCAGGGTGGTATTCAGAATCGCAACGGTAGAATGTATCCTACCGAAACTCTTGCTCGTGAAGTAGGTCGCTATAACGAAAATTTCGTTATGAAAGGTCGTGCTCTTGGAGAACTCGGTCATCCTGATGGTCCTACCGTCAATCTTGATCGTGTTTCTCATAAGATTGTTTCTCTCACACAAGAGGGAAATAATTTCAGAGGAAAGGCACAACTTCTCGAAACTCCTATGGGTAAGATCGCAAGATCACTTATCGATGAAGGAGTAATGCTTGGCGTTTCTTCTCGTGGTGTTGGATCTTTGAAAGAAGATCGTAATGGATGCAAAGTTGTCGGTGAAGATTTCATGTTAGCAACTGCTGCTGATATCGTTGCCGATCCTTCCGCTCCTGATGCTTTTGTTTCGGGAATTATGGAAGGAAAAGAGTGGGTTTGGGAAGGAGGAATTCTTCGCGAAAAACTCGCTGAACAAACAAAGAGACGTATTAATACTCTCGTCGATCAAAGAAGACTTGAAGAGCATAAGTTGAATTTATTCAACGAATTCCTTTCAAATCTTTAATTTATAAATAAATATAGATTAATACAAAATCTAATAAGTCAAATGTCCGTTGGTAGCAATTTACAAGAAATGGAAAACGTAGTAACCAAAGGGGCTAAGCCTGCAGAACCAATGCCTAAGCTAGACTTAGACACTCCAGGTCAAACTGGAAATTGGGAAGATCTAGGCGGACCAACCCCAGAAAACTATAAGTCCGATGATGATTCGGCAAAACTAAAAGAGCCTTCCTCAACTCTTGCTTCAGTCAAGAATGTGGTTAACAAAGGTGCTAAGCCTGCAGAACCAATGCCTAAAGGCATGAAGGAAGAGGAAGAGGTCGAAGTCGAAGAAGATCAAGAGATCGTTGCTGAAGAAGAAACTACTGAAGAAGAAGTTGTTTCTGAAGAAGAGACCACCGAAGAGGAAGTAGTTGCTGAAGCTACCGACGAGACTGAAGAAGAGTTCTCCATCGAAGAAGATGTAAATGCACTTCTCGCTGGTGAAGAACTTTCAGAAGAATTCGAAGAGAAAGCACGCACTATCTTTGAGACTGCAATCAAGTCTAAGGTTGCAGAAATCAAAGAGCAAGTTCAGGCACAATACGAAGAGCAACTCATTGAAGAAGTTGCTGCTATCAAGTCTGAACTTGTAGAGCGTGTTGACGCTTATCTTGAGTATGTTGCTGATGAGTGGATTCAAGAGAATGCACTCCAGGTTGAAAATGGTCTTAAGACCGAAATGACCGAATCATTCCTTAACGGAATGAAGCAACTTTTTGAAGATCATTATGTTTCAATCCCTGAAGATAGATATGATGTAATCGAGAGTATGGTAGATAAACTAGATGAAATGGAGTCTAAACTCAACGAGCAAATCGATAGAAACGTTGCTCTCAACAGAAGATTAGCTGAGTCAGTTGCTGATGTAATTTTTGCAGAGATTTCTGAGGGACTTGCAGTTTCGCAGAAAGAAAAACTCGCTTCTCTTGCAGAAAATGTTGAGTTTGATAGTGAAGAGACCTATCGTGAGAAACTAGTTACTTTGAGAAATTCTTATTTCTCGAAGAGTGCAACTAGTGCTCAAAGAGAAGTTGCTGAAGAAGTTGAGACCGTAGAGGAATCTACACCTGGTATTTCTCCAATTATGGAGTCATATCTCTCAGTTCTCGGAAGAGCTTCCAAAAAGTGATTTTTAGATCATAGTTCAAACTAACTTTTTTAAAGAGGTAAAAATCAAATGCAGATGTACAATACAGAGCATCTGCAGGAGAAGTGGGCACCTGTTCTTGACTATGATGGTATGGATCCTATTAGGGATTCCCATCGTAGAGCAGTCACCGCTATCCTGCTAGAAAACCAAGAGAGAGAAATGCGCGAAGAGCGTGCATTCCTCAACGAAACCCCAACCAACTTCACCACTTCTTCTGGCGCTACCGCTGGTATGAGTGCTAATGCAAGTGGTGCTCTCACAGGTTTCGATCCTGTTCTGATTTCGCTAATCAGACGTTCAATGCCTAACCTGGTCGCTTATGACCTCGCAGGCGTTCAGCCAATGAA